GCGCTTGACGCCTGCCGGGTCACCCCAGACCAACACGTCGCACTTTGGAAACATCGTCTGTATGTCGGCCAGCAAGTGATGACAAAACCGCTCAAGCCCCATATCAAACGCCACCAACTCATGCACAACATTCCAGCGCCCGTTCTGCATTTTCTGCCCAAACACCGCCGCCGGGGTCAAGCCAAAGTCAAGCCCTATATGCACGGGCCAGCCGGGTTCTATCTCGACATCGCCGGACATGACGCTGTCGCTATACTCAGGCCAGACGGGCTTGCCGTCCTGCACATAGACGTACTGCGCCCCGGCGTAGCATTGTATCCAGTCAAGCGTTTTCCCGGCCAACTGCTGTTCGTAGTATCCGACTGGCAGGTTGTTGACGTTCTCAGCCTTGGGGTTGTTTAGCCAATGCTTGCCAGCGGCGAACATAGCGTCCTCATGTTCTGCCGTACCCTCAACCACGCCGCCGGGTTGTTTATAAAATTTCCACGGGTACTTGCCCCGGATCGGGTTTTTCTCCGCTAAGTTAGGCCACCAGTGATCACTGTCCATCGGGTTGGTTGACATCCACACGCCGCGCCAAGTGCAACCAGCATTCGCCTTGGTTGGATAGCGTCCGACACGCGAGGTCAGGCCGTCAACCACCGCTTTCGGGAGTTCTCTGGCCTCGTCTATGAAGCCCCCGGTCAATTCCAAAGATAAAAGTTTTCGCACATCGCGGGGCTGATCCAACGCCAAAAATATGACCTCGCAGTCGATGCCAGCGGCACCGTCTCTAGGCGGCAGTTTTATGTGATGCGTGATCGGCGGTGACCACCGCATTGGACCCCACACGTTTTCCGGGAAGATCTCTTGCCACGTTTTTATTGTGGTAGTCCTCAGTTCCGGGTAACTGTTTCGGATAACTGCAAATCGAGTATATCTGATCCCATCGACAGGCGAGGGTTCCTGCTTCACAGCCCTCAACATCACTTCCGCTAATGAAGCGAATGTCTTGCCAGAGCCTACTGGCCCCATCAGCCCACGCACGAAACTGTTGTCTTGTAAAAATTGCCATACGGTTGGGCTTGTCGCAAAGTTAAGGTTAAGGCCAGCAAGCGCCTCAGTCGTTGGCTGTTTCCTACGCCGGGGTGACCTATCGCTGGCCGCTCTCGCTCTAGCCATCAGTCGCCCTCCGGGCTGAAAATTATAGTCGCAACATTCTGGAAGTCACTGCTGTTTATTTCTAACATAGCGCCGCCACAATGTGTACAGACAACTTTCTCACTGCGATCCATTACTCTACCGTGGGTGTCCTTCCCACAGTAACCACATATCACCTCGTCATAGAAGAACCTGACCGAATAATAGTCTTTAAAATTTAGAACGTCAGCCGTCATCGCCGTCAATCTCCACTATGCTGGTTGTCGGCCCCGTAATATTGATGCCAATCATACTAGGTTTCATGTTGTCGCTGTTCGGCTCCAACAAGCCGCGATGCTTCGCCAGTAGGCGCAACGCCGACAACTTGTCGTGCATCTCAACCTCAATCTGATTGCCAAACTGATTGGGCGTGACCTTGACTTTCTTAATCGCGCGTTTGGCGCGATCCGATAGCTGGTCACTAGGCGTCAGTGTCACACGCCCCATATCATCCCACTGGATAACGTCAGTCGCCTCGCCAGCGCCAATGGCTTCTAACTCTTGCACAACCGCTTCGCGCCTAGCCTCATCGGATGAGGCCAGTGCGGCGCGTTGCTGTCTAATCGTTGGCGTTTTGTTTCCTGACATGCAGGCACTCCGATCCTGTTGCGGCATAGCCAGCCAGATCCACCCAGCTATCCTGATGATCCGGCGTCGCCGACAGCCGCGCCAATTTGACCCCGGCCATCATCATCGCCACATGCTCCGGCTGGAACTCAATGCCAACCAGCGCCGTCCATATAACGGCGATGCGCTCGTGATTGTCCCAAATACTACCATACTCTTCGCCGCGATCAGCTACGGTTTCTTTTGCGGCATCCAATAATTCATTGCGGTTCATTCTCTTTCACCCTTTACATCAACAATAATTAATTGGCAGGCGCAACACTTGTATTTCACTCTGTGCGCCCACTCCCTTATCAGTTCAATTATGCATCGGCACCGGGGGCATTGCTTGTTGTCCAGCCGTTGCTGGAACGTACCATCGCCCTCAAAAAATTTTCCAGTCAACTCCCGGCTCCATCACCAAACAAAACATATTGTCATTTTGCTTTGTAAACCCGATCTGCGTCAATGCGACATGACAGTCAGATATTCTGTCAAATTTATTTACCACATCGACAGTGCCGCCCTGCTGAGATGTCAGCGTCACCGCAATCAACCAATATTTCATCGTATCTCTCCATAACCACCACAACGATAACACAACGTCCACTGGACGCAACCATAGCCGTCCGGCTCCCTGATCCAACCGTCATCGCAGTCGGTGCAGGGTTTTGTGCGAAAATTTTGTGTGACACCCCCTATAGATAGATAGGAAGGGCGGGGGGAAAGGGGTGCCTCTGCGATTTTGCCGCCACCGCCGGCACCCCGCCCGTGTTCACAGGCATACGTCGGTTTGTTTGTTACACGCATCACAGCATACCCCCCGCTACGTCGTACAGCGACGGCACCCCTGCCCTGCGTTCAATGGCTGCATCGCATGTGTTCAGCGTAGCAGCGCGTACATCAGCCGCAGTGAAGCCAGCATCAGCCAGCCGCCGGGCGTGTGCTATCTCATTGTCGTACAGCCGCACCTGCCCGGTTGCCTGCTGCACGGCGCGGATGTAGGCATTGCAGATTTCGTCGGATGTTAACTGATTTTTGGTTAACAAAGCCGACCCGGCGGTGGGCTGATGGGGCGTGTGAGAGAGTGAATGTCCATCCCCCATACCCCCTATTACATTTGCGTCTAAGTCATCGTCATCACGCACCTGCAATGGCGTGGCAATGTGTATATCCTCATACGTTGGCAACGCCTCATCACCATCCCACAGCACCTGATACCTGTTGCTCTTCCATCCTGACGCTGTCTCTTGGTAATCCTTGGGCGATAGCTGACGCACATACTTGCGCCGCTTCAACACTTTCATAGCGCTGTGTATTGTCATGCGCTCCGCGTAGCCTGTCATGTCACACAGCGTTTCCATCGCAGGCCAACACACACCAGCCCTGTTGGCAAACACGCACAGCGCACCAAGCACACGCAGTTCGCGTTCTTTCAACTCACGATCACCCACTGCCCGTGCAGGCAACACTGACCACTTACGACTAAAAGGGGATTTCATCATTTAGATCCTTTGCTGTTTGTGTCTTGATGCTTTCGACTGCCGCACCGGGGAACATTGCCTTTGCTGTTTCGGTCAACACGCCAGCCTTTGTCTTTTGCCATTCATCTATAATCGTGGCTATCTCGCCAATGCTGTAGACTGACATGTCACGATGATCAGCGGCCACCTTGCCAGCCTCATACTCATCGCGTGTCACAGCTAGCACCTTGCCGCTTGGCATTGGCGCTTCCCAATACTCACCAGTCAATGGCTTATGCCCAGCCGCTATGGCCGCATTCACCATCGCATCGACACCGCGCAATGTGACTGCACACTGATGCTCGACATCCTGCATCTTATCTATCGCCGCATTCAGCTTATCCATCTGCGCTTCAAACCTACCTCGCAGTGCCTCATCACACAGCCACGGTAAACGATCCACACCCCATTCGGCTTCGACTGCTTTGACCTTTCTATCATAGTCAAACAGCGCATCCTGTTGACGGCGCATCGCACCTTCGCTAGGCGCATAGTATTGCTTTGATGGTTTCTTAACTCTTGCCATTTTTACCTCTCCTTGTGGGGTGTGGGATGGTGGGGTGGGATCTAAAGATCATCCCACCCGCCCCACCCTGCGATGGATGTGGGATATGTGTGGGATGGTCACCCCACATTTTTGCCCAAGTCCTTGTTTATCCACACTTTACCCTCGTGGGATACGACAACACCCTTGTCTTGCAGTCCCTGCCGGGCATCTTTGCGCTGTGACGTGGTCAAATCGGGTGATTTTAGCCTGTGTGCCTCGTGCCATTGGTCAGCCGACACGCTGTCAACTTTCATTTTGATCAGCGTATTTTGCAGTGATTGCAGGGCGTGATACTGACGCGCTGACAGGCTCTGTTTCTTTGTCGTTGGCTGTGCCTCTATCGGTTGCATGATCACGCTTGTGTCATCCATCAGCGCAATGCTGATCATCTCAAACGTGATTTTGTCCATCGGGTCACTGTCTTTTTGTTTCTCCATTGACAGTGCCACGATGTTTTCCGACTTGCCGACTGCCAACACAGTGTCAGCCGCACCAGCCAACGCGCTTGATCCGCGCATACTGTTGATGCCCCGGCTGGCGTCCTTCCCGGCGTGGTGTATCGCCAGCAGGCCACAGCCCGTGTGATGCTTGATGGCGTCACAGCCTCGTATGAATGCCGACATGTCTGTTGCGCTGTTCTCTTCCCCCGTCATTGATCTGGCGACTGTGTCAATTACCAAACAGCTAAAGTTGGTGTCGAGGCTGTCAATGGTACGCAACAGCCGCTCAATGCTTTCCTGATCCATCATATCGACAGCCACGGGCAATACCTTTAGTGACCCATTACCCTC